TCACCACTATTAACTTCTATAATATTATCTTTAACAGTTAGTTCATTTGATGTTACTTGAGTTTGAGTTCCTTCAACAATTAAATTTCCTGTTACTCTAGTATTACCTACACCAACTCCAGTGTCTAGTTTTATTTCTCCACCAGATTGAACTTTTACTTTATAATCACCATTTGGTACTGTAACAAATCTTGACATTTATAAATCCCTATACCGCAGTTAAAACCATTTGGCTAGAAGTTGAGTCATCTGTAACTGACCACTTATAACGGACTCCAGAAAAGTCAATTGCGGTTTTATTAAACACTTTTCTAAGTCTAACTCCGTCACCAGCTCCGCCTATGTAACCTGTTAAAGACATTTCATTATCATTTAAACTATTAATGTCTTTATCAACTAACCTACATACTCCTTCATTTCCGGAATCATCATTAGCATCATCTACCATAAATTTATTAGATCCACGCTGTCTTTTAATGATTCCAACTGCCGAAACTGCGTTTGTACCCACTTTCACAGTAACAACAAAATTGTTGTCTGAACCACTAACGATCCCAAAATGCTTCTTATTAACTGGTCTACCCATATTCTTATTATATTATACTTATTTATGCAAAAAGGGGAAGCGTGAAAACTTCCCCTTACAATGCGTTACTAGTTTATATTATTAAATTACGTCTACAGTTCTAACTGCTGAAGTAGCCGCATTAGCGTCGCTTAACGTATATTTGAAATTAGCTGTTCCTTCTGTTTGAACAGTTCTGTTACGAAGTTTTGTAACTTGCGTAGCAGTTCCACTATCGTCTTTAGCATTGATTATGAATTCACTCGCCGCTAAAGCACCTTGTGCCTTATTAACTAGAGTCATTACTTCTTCTGCACCATTGGCATTAACAAGAAATTTTCTAGTTGATCTTTGTCTAACGATTGAACCAGCTGTTTGTGACTCCGCACCAGCGGCTTTTCTCCAAGATGTAACTTGAATATTGCCTGCACCAGTTCCGAAGTTTCTTTTGTTGATAGGTCTTCCCATTTTTTTTCTCCCTTTAACGTTCTATGTTATACGCAGTTGTGTCTGCATAAGACTAGACAAGGTGTCTAGTTCAATGGTATTTATCCTTTTGAGAGGGAAGTCAAAAGCTCTATTTTACTGAAATATTTTAAGGAATTAATTGCTTGTTGTAGTTTTAGATCAGCACGTTCTTGGTAAATTTGTCTTTTAGTTTGTCTTAACATTATTAATTCATCTAATCTTTCATTTAATAATGCATCTACTGTTCGTTCTAATTTTTGAATATCTTTGATAAAAATGCCATGATTTTTCTTCCAAACATCTAGTCTACTTCTGTATTCTAAATATTCATTATACAGTTCATTTGAAGTTATTTCTATCATACAAATATTTACAAGTAATAAAATTATTCTAGCTTATTCACCAGGTTTCTAGCGCCATATGTCACTAAAAAGGACGCATTGGCTCTTTTGTATATGGTTGCAATTTCTAATTGATGTTGAATAGTTGGTAGTCCTATATATTCATCTGATACTTGAAACAATCCAACTTGTTTATATGTTCCTGCTTTAACTAATCCAAATACATCCATACTGTGACTTGCAGGCTTTAATAATAATGCATCTGCACCATCGGCCACATATTGATGTGATCGTGATGTCATACCCCATTCATTTTTAACATTTAATTGATAAGTTCTTTCACTAGAAGGTTTACTATCTGATACATCTCTAAATGTACTATAAAATACACTTCTCCATTTTACATATGCCATTATTAATTTAGATGTTTCTACTTTAAGATTTTTAACTGTATTTTTTCCCATGTCACTTGGTGCTAAAACATCTGCTCCTGCAGATTCTAATTGTTTTCCTAAATTTACTAATAATTGTTCACTGGTATCTGGTTTATCTAATACGCAACAATGACCATCTGGTAGTGTTGAACATAAACATACATCTACACTTAATTGTATTTTTGGGAATTTTGTTTTAATTTTGTTTACAACTTCTGCTTGGAATTTCCAATCAGGTGTCCAAGTTTTTTTATTAGGTGTTATGAATAATAGAAAATCTTCTAGACCAGAGTCTATGTCTGTTTGAATTCTGTTGTTAATGTCTTTAAGACTATAACTTGAATTGTCTGGGCCTAATCCAGCTTCATATGTTTCACCAGACTGGTTGACAAAGATTGGCTGGAGTAAGTCCATTTATGTTTATTCTGCGATTTGATCGCACATTTCTTTTGTTGCTTTGTTTCCAGCTTCTTTGTCATAAACCCAAAGGTAAGAATATACAATTTGGTCACCTTTTTGCATACATCTTTTACCTAAATCTAATGCAGGATTTTTTACTGAACAAGCTGTTAATACTAACAACGAAAGAAAAAATATAGCTATTGTTTTCATACTAACATTATAGCGTATTTTGGTAAAAAGTCAAGTTTTGATTTACCAAAAAGTAAACCCTAATATGCTAGATAATATGTTGGTGAATAGTACGATTAAAGATATTTGAATTCCAAGTTTTGATAAAATGAATAGTGTAATCATAGTTATAGTTATTGCTTAGGTGGCACCATAAGTACCACCCAAGATTAGGTTAAGTTATCTAAATCTATATTATTTTCTATTGAAGATATGATATAGTATCCAAACCGCTACTAAACCTAGTAATCCTTGATCACTAAATCCAGAGAGTACGCCCTGTACATTTCCTATCACAGAAACATTTGGCCAGAACGGAATACCTTGACCGTTGAAAAGAATTTCTAAAACGATTCCTAATGCGATGAAAGATACACCAACATCAGCAATTCCTTTTGCCCATCCTTTAACTTTTTGTAAAATATCCATTGTGGACCTCCTTTACAAATTTAAATTACATTCCTCTAAACTTGGGAACGTGACATTATTTAGGTAAAGGTATTCTGAAAGATAAAACTACACATTTTTGACAGACATCAAAAATACTGGTTTAATTTATTAAGTGTGTAGATATTAAAGGTTGTAAGGTAGTTTAATCGTGAAAAAAGGCGACCCGAAAGCCGCCTTTTCTCGTATTTTGTTCTACTCGCGATTACGCAAAAGTTACGTTCGCAACAGAGATCTCTCCCAAGTAGTCAGCCGCATTACCTAAAGATGATGCAGTGTTTGACAATTCTACGTAGCCGTATCTAGTCATAAAAGATACAACTGGTTCGAAAGTACCTGGATCAAGAACAACACCACTTGACATTAACGGTATGTATGGGCAGTAGAATGCCGCCGCGTCTGCTTCAGACGAGCCTTTATATCCTACTAATACAGCCGTTCCGTCAGCCGCGTATGTGTCAGCGTACACTTTCATTGAACCATTTAAAGTACCAACCATTTTTTGGTTAGTAGGTGCTTCGAAAGTTCCTTCAGTTGTTCTTGCGAACGCTGAAGTTGTTGCTGATTGAAGAACTGTTAAAGCGTGAGGGCTTACTACAGTCCAGTTACCAGCACCACGTCTTGTACGTTGAGCTATCTTGTTTGCTACTCTGTTAATCATTACAGCCAAAGCCGCGTGTTCATCACCAACGAATGTAGCAGTTCCTGATACCGCCGCTTGGTCATATGCTTCTTCTGTAGGTGCTAGAGATCTTAAAGAATTAATTACTTCTTGATCAATTTCAGCAGTAATTTCTTGGGCTAATGCCGCCATAATTTCTGCTTCTACGTCTACACCTTGCTGTGCTTGAGCATCTTGAGCAGATTCAAAAGTCCATCTAGCTGATAGTTTTCTAGTTTTGGCTTCTACAACCTGTTTCAAGATTTGAATTGATAGTCTGTTACCACCTGTACCTTCTAAGCCGGCTGTTCCGCCACCTTTTCCAGCAGTTTTGTCTCCAGAATAGGCTTGACCTATTTTGAATGGTGATAATGCCTCTTCGCCTGCAGTTACATCATTATCTGTATTTGTGGCGTCGTTGGCATCAGCATATCTAACTCTTAGTGTGTGGATTTGACCAACTGGGCCAGTCATCGGTTGAACTCCAACCAATTCGTTAGCTATTACAGTCGGCATAACCCGTCTAATCACCGGTAGGATCACTCTGTTTAAAGTAGCCACGTTACCAGCCGAAGTTGCTCCAGCTGTTGCCGCCTCTGCCAAATACTTTCTAGTATTTTCGAGAGTTGCTTCCATTACAGACTTCTTATTGCCTGCTAGGCCTTCAAGTAACGCACTCTTTGTATCCTGCCAGCGTGTTTCTGTTAGTTCTGACATTGTGTTTTTCTCCTTTTTTAGATTCCTGCGAGTCTTTTTATATCTACAATATTTCTATTGAATTGACTCACATTACCAATGTTATTTTCAATTTTATCGCCTGTTATTTCTGTGCCTGTACTTGAGCTTGCCTTTTTCGCTGGCGTCCTACCGTTTATTACAGCGGGCATATATTTGTCAAATTGCTTACGCAATTTTCCAGTTTCTACGCTCTCCAGTAAATTCGTCATTATTTCTTTTTGTTCTGTGTTTAATGGAGTAATTAACTCATTAACTACAGATTCTCTTTCAGCTTTGTTTTTAAGACCATCGATTTCTGATTGTTTAGACTCGACTATCTTTTCTTTCTCATCAGCTGATTTCTTCGCGTCTTCTAATTGTTGTTTAGTTAAATCAACAACTTTTAAAAGTTTAGACGTTTCAGATTTGCTATTCAAGAATGAATTAGTATATTCTTGTGCATAAACCTCAAACAATCTACGACCAAAGTCGTTTTTACGTGATGCATCAATATCGTCTTTTAATTGGCTTATTTCTTTTTTCAAGTGTTTACCAACTACTTCAGATACTTTTTCAGCACCTTTTTTAATAAAGTTTTGTCTTACTTTTTCAAAATGTGCCTTTGCTTCACGAATTAGACGTACTTTTGTTTCAGCAACGTCTTTCTTATCTTCGTGGAATTCCGCGATTTCTTTAGATAAAGCGTCAACCACAAATTCCTCAAGTTTAGCAAAATTAGTTGCCATAACTTTTTGGTCTTCGTGTAATTCAGCAATTTCAGATTTAAGTTGTTCAAAAACAAATTTTTTCAAATTATCTGAATGTTCTTTCATATGAACCGCATACTTGGCTTTTTGCTCTGCAAGTTGTTTACGGTCATCGGCGAACTCTGCGATCTCTTGTTCAAGTTTTTCTTGAACCATGGCATTTACAGCATCAGTTAATGTTGCTTTATCGTGCTCATACTTCTTTGCAAACTCTTCTCTAAGTTCCGCAGTAACTTCAAGACGGTTTTCACCAATCTTTTTGTTCCATGCTGACTCTATTTCCGCTCTGATCTCTTTCGAAATTGCGTCGTTCTCAAAAAGTGATTTCAGTGCATCTAACATTATGTTTTCTCCTTATGTTATTGGAGTTTGTTAATTATATTAATTAACGAATCCTTTAAATAATTTTCTGCCTGTCCTTCTTTTGCCATGTTTAAAGCCTTATATCCACCTCTTTGGTTTAACAAGTGTTCATAAATGGGAGTTGGATAAGCCCCCGGAGCACTTGGTTGAGCTACGATATCAACGGTAATTATTTCAAAATCTTTAACTTCACCTGAACCATAAGGTCCCATGCCGTCTTCATGAACATTACCACTACCACGCGATGAGACTCCTAATTTAACTCCGCTGTTAAGCATTGTTTCTACTAGTTTTCCCATCGGCGTTGGTAATACTTTTAGTTTTCCGTAACCATTAGGTCCGTCCATCCACATACTTGATAACATATGGGACACACGGTCCAAATTTATTGTAAGACCTTCAGGATGATCAACTTCACCTAGAACTGAATATCCGCCTTCAATTTGATCGTTGAGTGTACTGACAGCCCGTTGGATTTCACTAACAGGATATACCCGTTGGTTAGCGTTTTTAACGCCACCTTGGATACAAATGCCCTTCATATATAAGGACTTCCCGCTCTTTTCATCTTTGGACTCAACGACAATTTTTGCTTGGTCGAAGGTCAGTGTCTCACGTAAAGATATCATCTATACTATGTCCTACTTTTCTTATTATTAACTGCCAATAGCTGATTTCTTAGCAGAACCATCAGTTCCGTCAGCTTTGTTAGCCTTTGCTGGTTTTAATTTAGAACCATCTTTTGAGCCAGGTGTGTTGATGTTTCCACCAGATAGATCTCCTGCTTTAGGAGCCTTTCCACCTTTTTCTTCAGAAGTAGAAGTACTTACTGCTGGCGCTGATGCTGTTGCACCTTTACCACCGTCAGCATTAACTGGAGATTTGCTATTATCAGTACCATCTGTATTAGATGCTGTTACTTTATTAACATATTCTCTCATTTGCTCTCTAGGTGATTGAGTTGCTGTAGCTTTTGCTTCAACTGTTTTACTTTCAACTTTTGGTTGCTCTATTTCCTGCTCTTTTCCAGCAAGTTCGGAAGTAGCTTCTGCTTCTCCCTCTGCATCATCGTCGCCTTCTGCGTCATCACCAGCTTCGTCGTCTGCTGGAGCTTCTGCATCGCCACCATCTGACATCATTGCGTCAAATTCAGCTTTAAGTTCGTCGATTGCATCTTCTAAGTCAACTACACGATCTTCAAGGTCTTCACCATCTGAAGGCGCTTCGTCGCCATTATCTTTGTCACCGTCTACTTCAATATCACCGACCATGTCGTCTGTTGCGTCACCGCCAATACCTATTTCTGAAGTTGGTGTTGTTGCTACTTCTGGAGCCGGTTGTTCAACTGGCTGTATGTCAACAAGTGTTTCTTTAGTTACTTCGTCTTTTTTATCATCTTCTTTAGCAACTTCTTCAACTTTTTCTTCCTTGTCGTCTTCTTTTGTAGCTTCTTTTGTATCTTCATCAGCTTCTGCTTTGTCATCTTCTTTTTTATCTTCAGATGTTACAGCTTCAGCTGTTTTTACGTCCTTACTAGCCTCTGGAGTTTCGATTTCTTTAATATCATCTTCCAATAGGTCTTCGTAAATGCTTCTTGATTTTTCTACCACTATCTCGTGGAATAGATCATCCGCGCCTGCTCTGTCATCAGCAACTAGTTTTTCAAGCATTTGCTCAAATTTACTAGGGGCTTCCACAGATTCAGCTTTTACAGATGTGTTTTCTTTTTTATCTGACATTTTTATCTCCTGTTATGTGTATTCTAGACTGTCCGTCAATTTATTTACACAAAATCGTTATTTTTTAGTCGAAATAGGCCCAACAGGACCTTTTTTGAACAAATTTTATAGATTGTATCTTTGTTTGAACTCAGAAACTTTTAATTCATGATAATTTGTAAATTTCTTAAGATCTACAGCCTTAAATGTAGGATCTGTTCGGTCGGCAATTACACGAATATAAGTTTTGGAAGGATTTTTTTGTAAGATAATGCAACATTGTCTATTCCAATTACCATGGTACGTTGCAACATCAGAGCTTTTTTTATAATTTTTACTATCAGAGTATAAGTTGTTATGTTTACCTTCGGGTGTACCCATAAAATCAAAGCCTAAAATATAGATAAGTTTGTGTCTATGTATACTAGCCAGGTGTAAAGCAGTTGGACCTGAGCTCCAACCTAAACTAGGTTCAAAGAAATTTAAATGTTGAAACTTTTTATATGATCTATTAGGGTTTGTCCAAACTGGAGTTTTATTAGGTATGTTATTTTCAACTAATTCAAAGACCATTTTAGAATCTACAGCAATAATATGATTGCATAAGCCAGGGTAATCTCTATATATGGCATTACACCCGTAAATTTTACCTTTTTCTTTTAATGGTTCTAGTGGAATTACTTTTCTACTGATACCATTGCCTAATACAAAAGCAACGGACATAGATTACATCTCTGGTTGATTAGCGGCACCGTACATTGTTCTCACAAGTTCTAATTCTTTTGATTGTTCTTCCTTATGAAACTCTCCGGCTTTTCTTGCTCTGTTGATTTGTCGTAAAGATAGTCTAGTTTTTCTAGTATCATCTATGTTTATTACAGATTCGTCACTTCCAGCATCGTAGTTTTTAATGTCTACTGGTTGCATACTGTCTTTATCAAAATAAAATAGTTCACGTAATATCATTGTATCAATATTTATGCTCCTGGCGTAGGAGTTCCACCTGGTGGTGTTACCGGTGCTCCACCTTGTTGAGGTGTTGGTGATGCTCCTCCTGTAGGTGCTTCGGGTTCAGCCTCTGCTTCTGCTCCTGCTAAATCCTGTTCTATACCTGCTGTACTAATTCCTTGTGTTCTTAACTCTCCTGAAGAAGCTGTAGGTTTAATTTGTGCGTCTGCATCGTTTTCTTCACGCCATAATCTTTCATTTTCAGCCATTTCTTCTGGTGTTAAACCTAAAAATCTTGATAAGGCATATCTTTTAGATATAAAAGGAATATTTGTTAACTGTGAATATGTAGCTATTCTACTATTGTCTACTTCTGCTTGTCTATAACTTGCAAAATTGATAGGTTCTTGAAATTTAAGATCAAACATAGCTATATCTATATTAACACCTTTTTCTAATAGATATTTTTTAAACTCTTGATTAAAATCATCTGAAAGTAAATTTTGTAGTCTTTCACAGTACTTGTTAAATCTTAATTCTTGAATATATGCTGTTCCTACTCTACCATCATTGTGTTGTGCTTGACTATCGTCAGGACCTGTTGGCAAATATGAGCTAGGAATACGTAAACCTCTTACAAGTTTGTTTGTAAAGTATTTTAAATCGTCTATTTCACCTAAATTAGTACCACCTGGTAGTGTTTCTACTTTAGATCCTCTTCCTTCTGCTGTTTGTGGGAAGAAATAATCCTCATTTATTGATAAAGGATTGTATGCACTATCAATGACGTTCTGCCCGCCACCTGTTGCTGATGGAATTCTTCGTTGATGAATTTCAGTCTTAACTCTTTCAACGAATTGCATTGCAAGGTGACTTGGCATATTACCTACGTCAATATAGAATACCCGTCTTTCCGGTGCTCTCTGTACTCTATAAATTATAATTGCATCTTCTAGTAATTCTTTTTGTTTGTAAACTTTGAATATTGATTCAAGTAAGCTATTTCCAAATGGAAAGTTATTATCTAAACCTTCACTTAATGATAAGTGTAAAATATGTGAGGCATCTACAGCAATTTCTCTTTGCCCATGGGCAAATCTTGTTCCTGAAGACTCTTGGAAGTTTGCTCCAACCATTCCTCTAACACCACCAGTTAAATATCCACTACCTCCTCCAGTAATATTACCTGTAGTTTGAAAAGGTGTTGTTGCAACTAAATGTTTAAAGTTAAAATTAATATCTCTAACAATATATTGTTCAGGTTCTTTACCTGTACTTTCATTTACAATTATTTTACTAACTTTTGCTGGGTCAACGTGAAACAATTTTTTAGTTTCAGGGTCTCTAATAAAAAATGAATCACCATATTTGAATACATTTCTTAATATTTTAAACATTCTTTTGTTAAAGTTGTTTAATTTACACCATTGTTGTAGGTATTGTTTTATAATTTGAATTTCTGTGCTTGTTGCTTTTTGTTTAAAGTGAAATATAAATGGAGCATCATTGGATTTGTTTAGTTGTGAGCAAAATTCTGCTAAAATATCTAAAGCCGCATTAACTTCAGAGTCAAGATCCATTACATTGTATTGTCCATATCTCTCAATTCTGTTAGGTGCACCACTATAAACATCAGGTAAAAAAGATGAATAGTTAGTTTTTGCAGGACCAGATGGCATACCTGAAGAACTACCGACAGGACTTAACTGTCCTGTTTGATTATTTCTAACTGGTACTTGCGTAAAATATTTTTTCCAACTCATTTTTATCTAATCCTATGTTAACTACTCAATACTCGCCTGTAAATTACCTGTATGATCTTTACCAGAAGTAATTTTTGCAAACCTTGTGTTAAGTTCTAATTCTAATAAAATTTGCATTAGAGTACTATTTAACGTATCTATCTTATCTCCTGTAGACTTCCCGGAGGCCGATATTGCTCCACCCATATTATTTTTTAGGTTACCGAATGCGTCTCCTAATCCATCTATAGCATTAGCATACTTTACAATGGCTCCTGTGTCAATCTCTTTCATTCCTTTTTTCAAACCTTTAGCAAATTTTGGCATATCTTTTGCCAAAATGGCAAATTGACCTTTAACTGCCATACCAGTAACAGCGTTTGTCATATCCCAAATAGAACTTGCAACTTTTTTCATATTGTCTGCATTAATATCATTAAATGTTTGTAATCCTGTTCCTACTGATTTTAAACCTTTACCAGCCAACCAAGCACCAGCTCCTACTCCTGCACCAGCTAAGGCGGCCCCTGCACCGACACCAGCTCCGATAGCCGCTCCACCTGCCGCAACTCGTACTGGTGCCGCTCCGGCAGTTCTCATTGCACCAACCATACCCATACTGCCTACGCCACCGCCACCACCTATCATTCTCGCGGCGGCTAGTGTTCCTTTGAAAGCTATCATGGCAAGTTTCATTGATCCATATAAAACAATGATACCTCCTAATGCTATACCTAATGCACTGAGTTGTGATTTAAATTCTGGCATTTCACCTCTAGTTAATTTTTCTATTCCTGTCGCCATGTCGTCTATCCAACCTGACACTTTTTCTATAGCAGGAATTAACATATCAATCAACATATTTTTTAATCTTTGCCATGATTGGTTTAAACCAGCCATTGCTTTATCATTAGACTCAACCATTTTTTGTTGTTCAAGTTGTGTTTCATTAAATTTTGTACCAAACTCTGTATATCTTGCCATTTGAGTTGTTGCTGATAAAATACTATTTCCTTGAACATCTAAGATAGATGCTAACCATTTATCTTGTTTGCCTCGTGCTTGGGCCAGTTCAGCTGTTCTTTGTATTTCTTGTGCAAATTGTGATGCATTTATTTCACCATTTCTAGCCTGTTCAGCCATTGCACCTAAGGCTGGATTCAATAGCATTAAAGATTTTCCAAAATCAGTCATTGGTACTCCGCCTGTAGCAATCAAATCTTTTAATCCTTGTTGCATATCTGCGTCTTCAATTCCTTGAATTGCTCCTATAACTCCTTTTAAGTTATCATTAGCACCTGCCTCTAAGGCTTGGAATAATCCAGAAAGTCTTTTGCTAGACACATCTTGTTTCAGTTGTTCGGAAATCATTTTTCTATGTTTACCAGTTATTGTGGCTAATTGATCTAATTGAAGAATATAATTTGTAGTACCGTCAGCTAATTGTCTGTCGGTCATAGTTTGGGATCTACCCATTCTTGTTTGAATATCTAAATAGTCTCCAAGATATTCTATTTGAGTTTCAAATGCAATACCCAGTCTATTCATTGCTGGCCCAAATTCTTTTTGAATTATACCACTAATATTTGCAAATCTTTTAGCTCCGGCAGTAACACTTCCACCAAACAATGCAAGAATGTCTGATGAAGAAGCTACAGCATCTTTAAAAACGTTAAGTCCGACGCCGGCAGTTATTGCCATTTCTCTATATCTTACTAAACTTCCAGAAAATTGTAAACCTGCACCACTTAATTCATGGAACATAGCAATTTGTTTAGTAAGCTCATCCATGAGTAGTCGAATAGTTGTTCCAAGAGCTTGAAAGGCTATATTAGAATCTCTTGTTGAAGCTTCTATGGCGTCTCCAAAATCTGATAACCTAGTTCCACTATTAGTGAGCATTCCGCCCCACTGCATAATGCCTTGACCTAGGCTACGAAGTGAATTACCAAACGTGTCGGCTTGTTCGCCGGCATCGCCTACTGCGTCCCCTAAACCTGATAGATTTTTATTAAACTCAGCAAAATTGACCCCCATCTTTAGAGCAAGTGCTTTTAATGTGGTTTCTTGAGCCGCACCTACTACTTCTATAGCCTTACCACCCCAACCTTCTGGTAAGTCTGACGGTAATCTGATTTCTACTTTAGCCATTCGTTAAAACCCTAGTTAATTGCTCTCATAAATATATGTGTATATTACTATTATTGTTAAACATTAGTAATATTTATACGGAGAAAATATGCCAAAAAAAACAACAAGCGGAAAATCTAATCCATTAGAGAAATATTTTAGACAACCTAAAATATACTTAAAATTACCCAGTGGTGGAGAATTTTACCAAGATGGTACATTGGATTTGCCCTCAAATGGTGAAGTACCTGTGTATCCTATGACGGCAAAAGACGAACTTACATTTAAAACGCCTGATGCCCTAATTAGTGGTCAAGCTACTGTTGAAGTTATTAAAAGTTGTGTTCCTAATATTAAAGATCCTTGGTTAATGCCTAGTATTGATTTAGATGCGGTATTAATAGGAATTAGATTAGCAACATACGGAGAAAAAATGACTTTAAGTGTTAAAGTTCCTGGAACTGGAAGTGATAGAGACTTCGAAGTAGATCTAAGAACTTTATTAGACAGGTTGATTAGTGCAAAATATAATGATGTTTGCTTCTATAATAATATGGAAGTAACAATTAAACCAATAACTTATAAAGAGTTTACTAATAATGCTCTTAAGACTTTTGAAGAACAAAAAATCTTTAGTTTAGTAAATGATAAAACTATACCAGACGAGCAAAAGATGGATATGTTTAACAAAAGTTTTATAAAACTTACAGCATTAACAGTTTCATTGGTTTCGGAAAGCATTGTTAGTATAAAAGTAGACGGTGAAGTTGTTACTGATTCTAAAATGATAGATGAATTTATGAAGAACGCAGAAAAAGGATTTTATCAAACAGTATTAGATCATATAACAGCACAACGTGAAGAATTTGCTATTAAACCTTTTAAAGCTACAACCTCTGAGGAGGATCAAGAAGCAGGTGCACCTAAAGAATTTGACGTTCCAATAACTTTTGACCAATCAAATTTTTTCGCGTAAGGATATTGACAAAAACTCTCCCTGAGATTCTTAAGGAAGTTGATGTCCTAGATAGTGAGAGTAAACAACTTAAAGCTGATTTATTCAGATTAGCTTGGTATATGCGGGGAGGTGTGACTTTAAATGAAGCATTTAATACAACCTACGAAGACCGTGAAATTATGTCAACAATTATAAAAGAAAACCTTGATACAACCAAAAAATCCGGATTACCATTCTTTTAATCCACAATTTTGATACCTATAACATTATATGAATACTTAATTCTGTGAGAATACCGTTCTAAATATGTCTGTAATGGAAATTTACACACAAATTAACAAGCCCGACTGGGTGCATCAAGACGACTCCTGGTTGCCTTGCTTAAAGTCCACGACAGTGGACCACAAAGAAGCAAAAAAACAAGCCTTGTTAATAACTCACATCAAAGCCATCGAGCATTACAAGTATCCCCTTGAGTCGTTGTTCGATCAAAAGATTATATGCGTAGGTTCTAAAACTTACGATAGACTTCATGAGATGGGATTCAAACATATAGACTGGCGCCCCCGCGCCGAAGAAATTCGGATCGTGTCGCGAGACACAGGAGATATTACATGGTTAAGGGGAGACAAATGGGCACGAGATTTTTCACACATACAAAAAGTTACAACAATCCAAACATACAAAAGCGAACCGCACAAAACTAACATTAAAAAAATATTAAAGATGAGTCCAGACATATTGCACGTATACAGCAATACAGTATTAAAAGAATTTGAAATAAGAAGTTGGCCTACAACACTTTTAAACCACACTCAGAGTTGTGATCCAGATCGAGCACTGTGGGAAGAAACAAAAGTATTTGATCCTAATGTATAGTGAATGAACTTCGTTCATTCAAGTTGGTCTTCGACCCACTGTTTATCCTATTAATTTGTTACGAAGTAACTTGCATCATGCAGATAGTTCAACCATACTTCTCCCAAAACGGGAGAAGCACAGTCATCATGCGAGATGAGCCTGCCATTTTGTGCAAAGAGATTTTTTACGGAGGCGGTAACCCGACAACCCCCTACTCAGAACTTCTATAGTTACGGGAGATTATTAATTCTACACAAATCAAACTAATAATCTTGGTGTTGTATCTTTTTCACAGAGCACCTTCTTTATGTAATGTGCAACACATCAGTATCTAACCGCACAAATTGACGGCTTCAAGATGAATCGAGCTCCCTCGATTAAACGGAGTTGCTATATTGTTATTTTGGTTATATGCCTTGAGTTGATAATTGTGCAACCTGTGATTTATTAAGTTGCCAAAAGGAATCAAATTCTGTAAAAACCCAGTGTGTATTAGATTTATTATGAGTATAAAGAACATGACTACCCATAGTTAACCTAACCTGACGTTCTGGTGCCGTCAATTTGGTTTCGAAGCACACATACCTACCTTTACGGTTGAATTTCATTGCTAGGATGTTGAAATCTTTATCTTGTGCTGAATCTAATGTTTGTTCTAACCATTCATCTAGTTTAAGAACAGGTTTATTCCATATAAGCTGATGAAAAGGAAATTCAGAATAGTTTTTACATTCCATATTGAAATGATTCCACGTGTCAGGAGGTATTATGTCGCTTTTCGCTCCGCGGATTTGTCCTTCGGACAAAGTGTCCTTACGGACCGCGTTGGCTCCGCCAACGAACGCACCACTTGCCGGTACCCGGATGAAAGACAGCTGATATAAATCAGACAAGAAATTTGCCATTTCTCTTTCAAATCCTTTTCCTTTATTTTTACTCTTGCTTGCCATTGTTAATTGTTTTTAATAACTTCCTATCTTTTTTTGCTTTTATATATTCATCATGAAGTTCTTTTCTTCGTTTCCTTGCTAATATACGTATCTTTCCAAGTGCTCTTCTGGCATCTATTTTTGGAATTTTACTTTTCTTTTTAGCAAACAACTCATTAGCTTTAAAGTAATCTAAGTATGCTTTAGTTAGTTTGTCGTGCGTATCATCTTCCAGTTGGCTCATAAACCTCCATATCGTTAGCGTATGACGTAAATCCATTTTCTTTTATTACTTTAAGTACATTATTCACACGTCCTATTAATTCATCTTTGTGACTTATAAGGAATATGTTTTTACTTCTTTCTCTACTCATCTTTTTAAGAATTGCTAAAGAACTTTCTACTCCTGCTACATCCATACCACTATCTATTAATTCATCTATAAACAATAAATTAATTTGTTGATATAAATTTTCCCAAACATCTCTAAATGCAAAACTTAATCCTAATATTAATCTGTTTCTTTCACCTCTACTTAAATTATCAAAGTCTAAATCTTGTCCTAATTGTGTTATTTCTACAGTTAAATCGTTTTTAAATGTAACAATATGAGGTAAACCTAATTGATCCAAATATTTCATTAATCTACTATTAAGGAATCCTAGATTTTGATCTATAATTTTCTTTCTAATAAAACTGTCTTTGTTAGTTAATAACTTCATTAAAAACTCTTGGTGTTCTTTTAGTGTTTGCATTGTATTAACATTATCCCATTTAATTTCTTGTACTGCTTGATTTTTAAGTTCATTAACTTGGTCAGTGTAAGGATTTTCATCTAAATATTTTGTTTTAAGATTTGATTTTAAATTATCTAAATGGTTTTTATGTTCATATGCATCTGTAACTGTATCATAAAATGTTTCAGGTTTAGTTCCAAGTTTTCCTAATTTTCCTATTTCATTTTCAACTTTACTTAATTTTATACTTAAATCTATAACATAACTATTTGCTTCGCCATATTCTTCTTCTAATGTTCTTTGCATACCTCTTATTTTTTCTATTGGTAAATCTTGACCACAAGCATAACATATAGCTTCTTTATGTAAACCTTCTAAATCTATATCTATTTTCTTTGCAACTTTGTCGGATTGTTCAATTGTAGATTCATAATTTTCTACATCTGTTTGTAATTGCATTATTTTGTCATTAAGTTTATTCCAAGATTCTAATTCTTTATGTAATTTTAATTCTTTTTCAATATCTACAGATTCTAATTTTTTAATAGTGTCTTGCATATCTTTTAAATCTACTTGTTTTTGTGTTTCCCATGCTTTTGATTTATTTGTAAGTGATACTATTGTTTCTTCAATTCTATCATTGCTAATTTTAATTTGTTCTAATCTTGCAGTTTCTAATGCAATTTCTTCTTTCATTCCTTTAATTTTTTCTTTAAGTATTGCCGCCTTTTCAGATAATAATGTTATACCCAATAATTGTTCAATTATATCCTGTTGTTCTGTATGATGTAAACTTAAAAAAGGTTGTGTATATGTGTTTAAAGCAACAATATGTTTAAACATCCTTGAACTTATACCCAGCATACGGCTTATATCTTCTTGTGTTTTTCTGCTGTCTCCTTGGGCATCTTCGGACATTTCTTGTTCTTGATCATTTACATAATACTTCAATATGTTTGGTTTTCGTCCACGTTCTATTCTATATTTTGTTGATGCTTTTTCAAAAGTTATTGTAACCATCATATTTTTATTATTGGTTTTGTTAACTAAATTATCTCTTTTAATTTTGGTTAATGCTTCACCAAATAATGCATAACTTAAAGCATTTATAATGGTTGTTTTACCTGTACCATTTCTACTTCCAGCATCATCTCCACCCATATCAAGATTTTCTCCTAATACTAATGTTAGTAATTGTTGTTGGAAATTTATTGCTTGGGTTTGTTGTCCCACGCTCATGAAATTTTTTACTGTCAGGTTATTAATTTTAATCATTACAAGTCTCTATAAATTGACAACAATACTTTTTTATCGTAGTTGTCAGAATCAATTGCTTCTATTTCTTTTGAAACAATTTGATCCACAGATTCAAATTTTGTAACATCCAAATCTGTATGAATTTCTTCATCTTTCTTACTAGGTATTAATACAATTTCTCTACAATTATACTCCTTCATGAAATTTTCTTTAATAAAACTTGCTTCTTCATAACTAATATCTACATCCAAAGTTACTCTTAAATGCATTTTTGGTTTCATTATTTCTTTTGTTTTATCTAGTAATTCACTTAATTTAACATTTTTATATTTTGGACAGTTCCACCAATTAATATATTCAGGTTCTTTGCCCCATTCTAAAAACATCATTCCTCTTTCATTGTCATCAACATCTGCGTAATTGTGTGGCATAGCATTACCAATATAAGTTATATTTTTAGCTGTTTGTCTTTTATGAAAGTGTCCAGAAAATACATACTCTTGATTTTTAAAATTAGCAGGCATTAATTCTCCAGTATCTGGCATTTCTATCATAGCGTTCATTAAGAAATGTGGTAATTCAAAATGTCCAAACATATATTTGGCTTTTATTTTGGTTACTTTTTTCCATTCATCACCAATCATCCATGGAACCATAGTTACCTCTCCTATAGTAGTGACTTCATTAACAATAGTAATACCTGGAATAAATTTTCCAAATTCTACAGAATGAATATCTCGTTTATCTTTAAAGTATAAATCGTGATTACCCGGAAAAAAATAAAAATTTTTAAAAGCCTTACCTAATTTTTCTAAACTTCTTAAAGAAGCGTCCATAGTTGTTAAATTTAATGAATTTCTATTATGATGCCAATCACCGCAAAACATTCCTGTTTCACAACCTCGTTCTTTGGCTTGTTCTATATACCAATCTATAAATTCTTCGCAATCGTTATTATGAATTTTTGAATTTGATTTTAGTCCAAAATGAATGTCCGTGAATACTGCTAATTTTTTAAACAAGTCATATCTCCTGTATTTTAGTTTGCTCTTTAGTTTAAACTAAATTTATTTTTATGTCAACCTTAACGGCTTTTTTTCTTAACCGGTTTCTTTGTAGGAGTTGGTGGAGGTGGTGTTCCGGGTGCTGTATTGGAAGCCTGAGCTTGTCTGGTGCTACTAGGCATCATATCATTCATTTCCAATATATCATCTCTAATATTTTGATTTCTTTTTTCGATATTAATAATTCGAACAAATGAATTTGTAACTGCCGCTGTATAGTATGCAAAAGGGTTATTAGATTTTGATTCATCAAATTGTAAACCAATTTGTGCTAATTGTAATATAGCTTGACCTTGCATTTCATCGTTGTAAGTATATCCTCTTACATTACCTCTAGTAGAATAACGTTCACAAAGTTTCATCCACATTTGTGCTAATCTTGTAGTAACTTGACCGATGTCTTTATTAAATTTACCATTATGTAATCCACCTTCCCAATGACTTTTTCCTACACATACCAAATTACCAGCTTCGTTATATTTCCAATGTTGAAATGGTGGAAAATTTACTTTAATTTTTGTATCTGCAATGGTTCTAGGATTTCTTCTACGTCCAGGCTCATCTGGAATATGATTGTATGTCATTACTCTGAATACTAAATCATTTTTAGGAATTTTTTGATATCTTATTTCACAATCACTATATCTTATTTTTGGATTAAGTTTCTTTTGCTTTTCATAGTCTCGTTGGGATATTCTTTTAGCTTGATTACGTTTAGCTTGGGCTATGGTTCTTACGTTAATTTTCTCTATAAATGGTACTATTAAATCGTATTGGGAGTCGGTTTCGTCAGGAAAACTGCAATAACTGACCTTGGATCTGTGTATTTCTAACAATAAGTCTTTATTATTTAGGTAATTTACTTTTTTCATAGAATACTTTGTAATTAGTCTACATTATAAACAGAGCACTTAATTTTGTCAACTAAATATTTGCATAGGAGTATTATGGCATTCAGTAGTGATAACATAACAAATAAGGTTAAACAAAATGCAGAGTCTTATGCTAAAGGATTCAACAAAGGAGCTAACCTAAAAAAAACAGCTAACCTACTTGCGTCCAATGTTAAAGACGGTTTATCTAGTGCTGTGGGTAAATTTAAAAGAACAACCAATTCTATAATTTCAAAATTAATGGATGGAATACCAGATAACTTATTGGCTAAAAAAATGACTGAAGCCAAATTGATTACTAAATCTGGAGAACAAGATTGGCGAGTAAGATTAAGTTTACCAGCAGATTATCAAAGAATGACAGGTCAAGATGATCTTTTGGCTCCTTTATTAGATACAGCAGGATTAGTATTTCCTACAAACCCAACAGTACTTGTTTCACATGAAGCAAATTATAATTCATTACACCCTGTTCATACAAACTATCCTTTTTGGGCTTATCAAAATAGTGCAATAGGACAAATTACAATTACTGCAAATTTTCCTGTACAAAATTCTTTAGAAGCTAGATATTGGGTAGCTTGTATTCATTATTTGAGAAGTGTAACAAAAATGAATTATGGACAAGGACCTAATGCAGGTTCTCCCCCACCAGTAGTAAGATTTAATGGATATGGTGATTATGTTTTTAAAAATGTACCAGTTATAGTTACAAGTTTTCAATTTGATATGCCACAAGATGTAGATTATATTAGCTGTGGCTTTAAAGAAGACGCGGCTTCTAATAATCCAATTCATAATAGTGAACAGTTCCAAGAAGCAAGTGGAAAACCAGAATCAGGTCCATCATCTTGGGCACCGTCAACAAGTTTATTAACAGTATCAGTTGTTCCTCAATACAGCAGAAGAGATGTTTCTAAATTTGATATGAAGAGTTTTGTTAAAGGTGAATATGGATCAGGAGATACAGGATTTATTTAATTATGGCAAATAAAGTTTATTCAAAAACTAGTCCTTGGCATTCAACAGATATGGAACCAACTCGTTTAGGACATTTTAAAATAAGACCTGTTCCTGAAAGTGGTGATGATTTTTTATATACAGTAGAACCTCAATATAATCATAGACCAGATTTATTAGCTTATGACATTTACGATAATCCTAAATTATGGTGGGTGTTTGCTCAAAGAAATATGAACGTCTTAAAAGATCCAGTATTTGATTTAGAACCTGGTGTAGAAATTTATATTCCACAAGGACCTAGATTAAGAGAATTATTGGGATTATAAAATGACAGGAGCAAAAGTACTTAAAGCACAGTCTAAAAAGATTGAAAACAAAGTCAATGCTGTCACAACTAAAGTAGCAAAAGATGCCTTTCATGGAAAAATCTCACAGGCTGATATGACAACTCAAATGAGAGCCTATAATGGCGCAGATGCAGGTTTTGAAGTATCAAATAATATCAAAAAATCTGTTACCCAAGTAGATGTAGGAGAAGTAACAGCCGATGGTGGTTATTCTGCAATTAAAAAAACAGAAGAAGCTAGAAAAATTTCTTTTCTAGAAGAAAACGCTCTTAACAAATATAGATCATTTAATACAATTTTTACTTTAGCGGCTTTAAATTTTTATGAAGTTAATTTTCCTGAAATTTTATTAGAAAAAGGACCTGCTCATATTGTTGCTAAATCCGGTGGAGGTGGAAAAAGAGTTACAAGTGCTGTAGGAATGGGCATGGACGGCGATTTAGAACTTTTTATAGATAGTGTTAATATTGATGCCATAGTTGCACCAAGTCCTAAAAATAAACATACTCAAGCGACAGGAGTATCTTTTACTGTAAAAGAACCTTATAGTATGGGAAAATTTTTAGAAACGTTGCATTTAGCCGCAATGGTAGCCAATGATGATGATGGGACAAAATCTACAAATTATTATAATTCTCCTTATGCTCTTATTATAGATTTTAAAGGTGAAAATGATGCAGGACAATTAGGTTATGGAAAAGATGAAGGTGCATTAAGAAGAATAGTTCCTATAAGAATTACTGCGGCCGATTTTAATGTTACTGCTGGAGGAGCCACATATGAAGTTTCAGCAATACCTTGGAATGAAGCGGCATTTTCAAGTAATGTAGAAAAAATTCCACATGATATTACATTAGATGGTACAACTGTTCATGAAGTTTTACAATCGGGTGAGTATAGTTTAATGAATCAACTTAATTTTAGAGGAATTCCTAAACCTGAAGTAGCAACATCAGGACGTAGTGCAGGACTCTTGAATATGTATGACGATATCTATCTTACAATGAAAGAAAGAAAAGCAAATGATTATGTTATATGGTTTCCTACAGATAATGAATTAATTACACAAAGAACTGCTCCAGATATAGGAGAAATTCAAGTAGAACAAGCAACATTAAAATATAAAGGCAAGGGAAAAACAGAATGGCAGAATAATATGTCAAAAGTTCCAACTAGAAATAAAACAATAGAAACAATATTCGGTGGCAAATTAAATGTTAGTCAAAGTTTAGGTAATGGAATTCAAGTAACTCAAGCAAGAGGTCGATCTGATTTTGGAGTTGCGGCATTTACAGGTAATAACATAGGAAAAGCTAAAATGGTTACCGATGATAGTTTTTATGAAGCTTTAGGAAAAGCATTCCCAGATCCTGAATCTGAAAATCAATCGGTTGATGTTGGAGGTTTAAATTATTTGTATGATAAAAAGAATAAACTTTATCATAGAAATAAAGTTATTTTTGATGCTTCTTCAAAACATTTTACTTTTTTAGGAGGAACACCAATTAGTGATATTATAGAACAAGTAATATTGTTAAGTGATTATGGTCATAGTATTGCTAAAAAAGAATCAGAGCCAGGAAAAACTGATTGGTTTAGAGTACAACCTAAAGTATTTCAAATGCAAGATTCTGCTATAGCTCAAGCTACTGGTCGACATCCACAAATATTTGCTTATACTTTAATAGTATACAAAGTTATATCTGATATATTTTTATCACCAACTGATCAAGCAAATGCTGTTGCAACATTAGACAACCAAGTTAAAAAAGCATACAATTATTATTATACAGGACAAAATTTAGATGTATTAGATTTTGATCTTTCATTTAAGTTTGCATTCTATCAACCTGTGCCTGCGGATAAAGGAGATACTCCTGCCAATCAAACATCAATGTCTAAAGGTGGAGTACTACAAAGTAAAGGTACATATGAAACTGGTACTGGCTCTTCAATGGATAAAGCTGTCATTGGAGAAGGGTTTGCAACACAACAAGGAGAATCTAAGGAAGGGTATGGCTCTCAAGATGAAACGCCAGCGGCAAGAGTTGCTAGACACTTTAATGATGTTATTATCAATAGTAGTGTTGATTTAGTATCTTGTGACTTAACTATAATGGGAGATACATATTGGTTGCCTAATAGTGGACTAGGTAATTATACTCAACCATCAGGTTACGTATCTATAAACGACGAAGGCACAGTAAAAGGATTTGCAGATGCAGATGGTGATGCACCTTTTACAACTAGTCAAGTTTTATGTAAATTAAATTTTAGAACTCCATTTGATTATGCAATGGATGAAACAGGAGGTCAAATGGCATTTCCTACAGCATCAGCAAAAGATAAAACTCAAAAAATAGGAGCATTCAGTGGCTTGTATAGAGTTTGGCAAGTTAAAAATGAATTTAATTCAGGAAAATTTGTTCAAATTTTATCAATGTTAAGAGTTAGAAATCAAGAAGTTAAAGTTAAAAGAGGAACAAAAGCCAATATCAAAAAAGCTGATAAGCCAAATCCTCACGGTGGCTGGAGTACAAATATAAAAACGTCAACAGGAGATGTATATGCTGTAGGCGATGAATCGCTAGAAGAGAAAAAAGATTATTAGCAAAAACCTTTTAAAGGCAAAAGTAGGATGAGTAGATAATGGGAAAAATAGATAGAAGATCATCAAAGCAAATGAACGTAGGACTTAATCCAGGTCCATATGAAGCTATTGTTAGAAATGTTTTAGATCCTAAATATAATGGATCTCTTGAAGTAGAATTGTTAAAAAGCACTGGATCAGGAAATGTTTCTAAAGCTTCGGGTCAAAGAGTAACTGCAAAATATTTGTATCCTTTTTATGGTGCAACATCTCCTAGTTCTGTATCTAATAATGTAGGTTATAAACATAGTCAACAAAGTTATGGAATGTGGTTTGTTCCACCTGACGTAGGAAATATTGTTATGGTTATATTTGTTGAAGGTCATATTAACAAAGCATATTGGTTTGGATGTGTACAACAAGAGTTAATGAATTTTATGATTCCTGGACATTCAGCAACTACTAATACAGATATAGATCCAGAGGAAAGAGCAGGTGGCGAAAAGGTTCCTGTTGTAGAACATAATAAAGTTCGTTGGGGCACTCAAACAACAAATAAAGCTAATATGGTTAATTTGAAAAAACCTGTTAATGAAGATTTAGAAAATGTTTTAAAAACTCAAGGACTGTTAGCAGATGAAACAAGAGGAATAACAACAAGTAGTGCTAGAAGAGAAGTTCCTTCTTCTGTATTTGGGATTAGTACTCCTGGACCTTTAGATAAAAAGACTGCTTCGTCAAATTTATCGAGATTAGGTGGAAGTACTTTTGTAATGGATGATGGGGACGATAAATTTATTAGAAAAACTAGTGCAAGTGAAGGTCCTTCAGATTATTCTAATTTAGAGTTAGGAGATGATGACGGAGATACAGGTTTACCTCATAATGAATTAATTAGATTAAGAACTAGAACAGGTCATCAACTTTTATTTCACAATACAGAAGATTTAATTTATATAGGTAATGCAAAAGGAACTTCCTGGGTAGAATTAAGTTCTGATGGAAAAGTAGATGTATATGCAGAAGATAGTATAAGTTTTCATACAAAAAATGATTTTAACTTAACAGCAGATAGAGATATTACTATGGAAGCAGGTGGAAATATAAACATTAAAGCAAGTGGACAAACTACTGCTGAAAAAGATACAAAAGGAAAAATTCAAATTGAATCTGCTTCAAAAACTAGTCTTGTAGTAGGTGAAGGAACATATATTACAACAACAGGAAATTTAGAAGTTAATTCAACAGGTGAAACAAAAATTACATCAGGAGGAGGATCACATATTAACTCAGGTGGTAATCATTTAGAGACTGCACCAGAAATTCATATGAATGGTCCTGCGGCGGGTATAGCCATACAGGCTGTAGAACTTCCTACGCATAAATTACCTGGACATGAAGAATTACCTATATTAGCACAACGTTCACCACAGCATGAACCGTGGATACAACACGAAAATTTAAACCCTGTAGCATTTAAAAGTACATTAACAGATAGAGATAAAACAGAAACAGTTAAAAATGATCTAGAGATTACACCTATACCAGATACATTTAAAAACGCAAGGACTTAATATTATGACTATACCAGTACATAGAGATACAGATTCACGTGTTTGTGGAGCATCTACAACTGTTGCAGGTAATACAACTGTATTTGCTAATA